TGTACGTTCAGTAAACGAAACATTATTATCATTACATGGCGCTGGTCTAGTAACTCCATCAAATACACCTTGAGCTAATCCATAGTTGCCAAATCTACCCATCCAAGTACCTTCAAAGTAACCTTTACCATTAGTATTATGTCCAGGCGTTTCGTGTCCTTGGTCTACCCATATTATATTTCTCATATTCCCACCTCACAAGCGTTCTTACCTGCTAGTCTATTCATTGTATCGCTCCTTCTATAGTTCTCCTTAATATCATAGTTCTGCACTTGCTGTATAGATATGATTAAATGCTCTAAAAGTACCTGTTGCAGTTACATCTACCCTGTGAACAATGCCAGTAGTTCCTACTAATATTGAGTTGTGCGTGCAATTAGTAAAAGCACCGCCAGAATGTGCAACCGTTGGCGTGGTTCGCATAGTTACAGGAAATGCAGCTTCACAAGCAGCCATTAATGAATCGCCTGCCGTAGCATACCTAAGCCCATTACCTGCACCCAACGCTGTACCTTGCCAATAATAAGGCTGACACTCTGCCAACACATCAGCAAACGGTTGACGTTGGAAATCTGGTGCTATCTGTCCTGGCACTGTCTGTATATCTGCTAGGTCGAATGTACCGCTTTGTTGTCCTAGGCTGTCTGTTCTTGCATCGAAGGTTGAACCAGCGTCAAACCATATTAAAACTTGTAATTGACTGCCTTCACCGATTGTTTTACCGCTTACACTAGGTACGTCAACAACTGTATCATATCTTGCCCAATCAGTAGTTATTGCTATTTTTTGAGACTCAATTCCTGTAATTGCCGAACTTCCTCCGCTGCCGAAACTCTGAGCAAGTTCTAAGGCTATATTTTTGTTGGCATCAGCCCTAGCGTAAAAGCTGACTGTAGCTTTACCACCAGAATAACTACGAACGTTGGCTATAGCTTGGAATTTATGTGTATAATTGCCCGCACCCCCAATGCTTGTTACAACTGTACGAGAATAAAATTCAGGATTACCTGGGACCTCCGTTTGACCTGGCGTAAACGCCTCTATAGTATGGACTTGTGTAGAGCCCGATCTACCATTATTCCATCTATCTTCTGCCAATATACCGCTAGCTGTTTGGCTGTTACCTCTTTGCTGTGCTTGGAAATCGCCGTTTATTATTCCGCTGGGATTGAAAAACTCTCTCTTAACATCGGCATTAAGTTTCTCGAAAGTTACACTAGCGTTTTGAAGTTTGGCTGTGGTTACTGCAAGATTATTTATTTTAGCGGTTGAAACTGCATTGGAAAATATCTTAGAACCAGTTACTGCGTTAGCTAATAGTTGGTCGGAATCTACTGATTCATTAGCCATTTTATCTAGCGTTACCGCATCATCAACTATTTGGTCTGTATTTATAGCATCATCAGCCATAGCATCGTTGCCTACGCTATCGTCGATAATTTCATTAGCACCTACACTATCATCTGCCATCTTAGCATTTGTAACTGCATCATCCTGTAGCTTAGCTGTGCTAATTGAGTTATCAGGTGGAACTGTACCACTACCTGCTTGACCTATAAGGTCTAGTGCTTCCTGTACTGTAGCACCAGAAGCATCGCCAGTATAACCGATAGTCTTTGCTCCTGTATCACCTGCAGCAACAGAAACCAATGCAGCCAAAATAGCATTTATCTGGTCTTGATTAAATATAGGTCGGCTATCCATATCGGACTGTGTTTCACCGAAATTCTGCGTTACACCCCATTCATTAGGTAATCCAGTATATTTAAACGGAAAATCTGAAGGACCTTTACTAGTTGGTAGACTCATTATTTTTTTACCTCTCTTTGCTGTGACCATCTGAACGAAACACTTTGTATTCCCATGGTAGCGTTTAGTTCATTGTTTTCTAGTTTCATTTGGAAAAAAGCAACCTTTTTCACTTTTACTTTCTGTCTAAATGGCGTTGGGAATAACGAACCGCCAAAAACAAATGTCGAGAATTTAATAGTAGCAAAAGAAAAGAAATGAGCTATTATCGGCAAAACTTGTGCCAAAATCCAGTTAGGTTTAGTATCTGTTCTATAATATACAAAAGCCAATCCATTAGAAGCTGGTTTCAATGTTTCAAACATAGCCCTAATTAACTTTAGGTTTGTGAGTATACCATAATCAAATATTTTAGATGACCATTGAGCCATAATTGCTGTGCTTTCCGTAGTGCTAATGTCAGTAAATCTTATATATGAGGATATAGTTTCGTCATTATCTTTCCACCTATATACATATCCATCGGTAGAATGTCCAAAATATAAATCACCTTTAAATACTGCTACTGAAGTAGATAACAAATTATCTATCCTAAACCATTGACCTTTTCCACTTTCCTTATATCTATAATCGAATATATAAGCTAATCCAATATCAGTAAATATTAACCAATATTTCTCGTCAAAATCTATTGATATTGTATTCTCTAAATTTTCTTGTTCGAGTATTCCGGTTATTGCCAGAGAATTTCTATCCCCATTATTCTTATCTACATTAGTAGAAATATGGCGAACATTATTCTCATTCTGAGTATCGACTGATACTACTTGGTATACGCCTTTTGTAGTCAAGAACGTTGGGAAATCTTCTATGATCTGTATACTATCTACTGAGATACAACCAATGCTATCATTTAATAGAGCCTTGGATGTGAAAGTTCCAGTATCATTTTCTACTCTTGAATATATGGATTGTTCAGTTAGTATTATCTGTCTGCTATACAGTGAGGAATATCCTACTACCGCATAAGTATTATCACCTATTTGGTCAAATCCATTTACAGGAAAGTATGTTGGGTCTTGTAGTCCACTAGAATAATCGAAGTTTCTCTTATCTGGATTACCTGTTAAGAATATTCTAGTACCTGTAGTACCACCCCATATATGCCATACTGTACACTGTTTAATATCATCCGCATTACCAAAGTCTTTGAACGCTGTTATTTCTACATTGTTAGTTCCTGTGGATGGTGCAACATTAAAGGTAACTATTCCAGTAGCCCTAACGACTGTAAAGTCTGTATCTTCGATCAATGTAACACCGTCTACTATAGCTATAACTGTATCGGAATCCAAATCGTCAAACAACAATGTATATACAGTAGCAGCACCATCACCATTAAAGTCTTGTTTGAACCCAGTGGAAATAAAGTTTAAATCTTCAAACGCAGTACCGCCACCTGTTGATGGAGTTCCTATAGTAACTGTAGGTATATACCCAACAACATCTTCAAGAGTAATACCATCGTATACCTTATAATCCGTACCATCTAAAATATATAGTTTATTATTATAGTTAAATCCTCTTGTTATATTATTTGTTATAGTTCCTAATGCGGTAAAAACTCCTGTATCTAAATCTAATGAATACAATGTAGTTTCAACAGCAAATATATATTCAATAGTAGAACCCTCAAATGTCAACAAACAATTAACAGGATTACTCGATATATCAAAGAACAATGCAATAGTACCTAAAACTTTATCCAATGCGCCTTGATCGTCAGATAGCATATTAAGCATATCAGGTGATTCTATCTTGTTTATTTGGTTTGCATTAGTAGATAGATTTATCCCTGCAAATCTCTCAATATCTAAAGTATTCTCTTTTGGTGGACTACCTCGTCTACGTCTTACAGGATATGCCATATTACCAATTCCTTACATTAATTATTGATTGGTCGCCCTCTTCTATAACCTTGTTTTCGTTTATGTTATTTATACTGATAAAAGCATTATCTTGTAATACTCCTGATCTGAAATCATCTTCATCGATTAATAAGTCAGATGCCAGAAGCATACATAACGCATCTACTGTTTCATCGGTTATATCTATTATATTAGCATCAAACTCAGTAGGGTTGGATAATGAAGCTTGAGGAATTATAGTTGGTTTAGCATAGTAGTGTACATTAAACTGTCCTTCATCATCCCATGCTATTGAAATAGTTTTAATATCGCCCTCTTCTGTTCTGAATTTATATTTTGGATAACCTTCTACAATACTAAAAGGATATTCTCTCTCTACTCTAGATACCTGTGAGAACGTCTCAGGTAGCGTGTAGTCAACATATGGTGTAAATTGGGGGCATAGACTATCATCTTTGTAATTCTCTGCAAACAAAGCTACAAACCTATACAGATAAGTAAACTCTCCGTCGAATCTTATCCTTACATTATTAGCAGTATCTGAGATTCCTGTTTTGCCTTTAATATTTATGAATTTAGTTTCCCCATCTAATGGAGTTATCGTATCGACTGCACTTACAGTTTTTGTAAGTTGTGTTAGAGTTTTTACATATTTAATTAGTTCAGTCCATACTCCTAATATTTCTTCTTCTATAAAAATAGTAGCATAGTTATTAACATCAAAACTAAACGCTCTTGCACCTGTACTTTCAAATGATATTTCTTCCGTAAATACTTCGTTTTCGAAAGTACTCGCGACAAGATTGTTAGGATTGTTTTGAGCAAACGAAAAATCCCTTATTATATTTTTTGTATCTCTAGCTATAGCAGCTTGATGTACATTTATTAAAGGGTTAAAAGATATATTATAATCAATATCAGAACTTAACTCACCATTAGTTGAGTATTCTCTCATTAAATTTAAAGTTCTATTTTTTACCTCTGCTACTGTTGTGCTCATGATTTACCCCTTTGTTGGTTTTGTAGGAGTTGGTTTTTTGGTTGCTGGTTTACTTACTGACTTCTTATTCATTTCAATAAGCAAATCCATTATATTGAGCAAAATCTTTTCTGTTTTATTATTTCTTCCAATATTGGTTCTATCAATTTCGTACATTATATCTCCTTAAAAAGGGGGGTGATTAACCCCCCATGTTTTTATGATTCTGGTCTACCCATTGCAATACCTGTCCAAATATCTGTAGGTGAACAAATAAATCTAGCATAAGAATCCCAGTTGTTCTGTCTACGATTTACAGCAAGATTGGAACTTATTTCTAAGTCAATTCTATCCTGGAATACGTAAGGTTGCATCTTCTCTATATGTGCTTTATCCATCATGTACCAGAAGCTTTTTCCTGCTACTAATCCAGTTGGTCTTTCTAAGAAATCCCAGAATGTTACATCCCATCTACCCATATGATAGTTACCACTTAGATTAGGGGATGTTGGATTACCGTCACCGTTTAAGGCTTCAAGTACATCTTGCATCTGGTCACCATCTACATCAGTCGAAAATGGAAACAATAGAGCATTACCTTTAATGTTTATCTTCTTAGGTCCATCTGCACCAGCTACCTTTTGATTATTTAATCTAACTTCCATTTTTGTTAGATTATCATAAGTAAACTGTAGATCGTGTAGGTTTGATTGAGTCGCACCAGCACCGCCTACTATATACGGATGAGCTTGAGAGAATAAACTCTGTCCATCACCACTAGCGATATTAAATACTTTGCCAGCAAAAGTCATTGTGGTGCCTACGGTAGAAATCATTCTTGCTCCGTACTCTTCTCTTGTGTTCCAGTATGAATCTACTAATGAAATTGATTGGCGTTTAACAATACCCATCTTACCATCGTCGATCATTCTCCTAGTAAGTGATATACTATTATCCCATTCTACTTCATTTTCAACAGTTTTTTCGTACCCAACTTGTGTGCTTGATTCTGGAATTATACCATTTTCACCGTTAGGTCTCATGTTACCTATCTGTGTTTGACTTGAAAACTTTTCAGCCCATTCATCAGATGTTACCATTGGGAATATATGTTCTAATAAAGAACGTTGTCTTGCTGCTAAATTGGCTTCTTCCATAAACCTTTTTACAGGTGCTTGGCTCTTACCGAAAATAGTATCTTGTAATCCACTTGATGCACTAATTATCATTTATCTCACCACCCTATACAAACTGTCCACGTACTGTGGATAGTGTCGCGCCGTCGGTTTCAAGTATTCTGAAAACGCCAGCAGTTGCAACGATAGTAACTTGTACTCCGTCAGTATGCAGTGTAACTAAAGTTCCTACTTTAGCTGCTACTAGTTGTCCAGTAGACTTAGCTTCAAATATACTATCTTTCCTTATAGCAAGTACAGCAATGTTTGCATTTACTCCATCACCTGTTATAGCTTCTTGGCATATATACAATTGCTCTCCTGCTGAGGTAAAATCTGCTATTATTAGCTTTCCAGAGGTAAGTTTTAAAACTTCTCCTACTACAAATACAGCTGCGCTTGTACCAATAAGGTGTTGAAACGGTTGAGTATTTGCTATATTATCTCCAACATAAATCATTTTTAAATCTCCTAAATTTCGTCACCTCGTTGTAAGGCTTCACGAATGTATTTTGTTTGTTGCTCTACACTATCTTTAGGGAAAATCTTTCTAGCTCTATCTCTTTGGTCTTGGGTTATATGTATTTTATCGATACTCCCAGCTGTTGAGTTCTTTTGTACATGACTTTGACCTCTGACCTCATTAATAGCTTGCTGTTTAGCTTTCGACTGATTTCCATTAGTAATAGTGTCTAGGTTAGCTACAGTATATGCCTTTTTATAGGACATACCTAGCGATAAGTTTTCTAATATCTCTGAATAATTAGGCTCTGTGCTTAAATCCTCTATAGAGTTTAGATTTAAACTATAAGCAGTATTTAACTCACTGATTTCAGACGCGTTCCGTCTTTCTGCTTGTAATATTGCCTTAACTTCAGTTTGTATGTCTACTGTAGGTTGTGAGAAATTACGCATTTCAAACTCAGCTTTAGCCCTAGCTTGGGCTTGAGCTGGTGTTATACCACCGCCATCCTCATATATCTTTGCTACTGTATCAATCTTTTTTTGGTCTGAAATAGCTTTCCTATATTCGGATTCGGTTTTTATATCTGTTCTGCCAACCTGAGCAGCTTGTTCAGCATAATAACTATCCCTTTCAGTTTGACCGCTTTCTAATTCTTTAACTCTTTCCTGACTTTTAGCAAGTTCTCTCTTGGCTTCCCTTGCTTCAAAGCCTAATTTAGAATTTTCGGCATGTTCTTTAACTTCTGGTGCTAGGTCACTCTCTACACTAGGGTTTAAAGTTTCTTCGTCGGATGGGGCGACTACATCTACACCATCAGGTTGCACATTTTCCACTACTATAGGCTCAACTACTTGATCCTGTACTACCTCGTTTATATTATTTTCCATTCCTATTTCCTATTCTTTGTCGCATGAACACCGCCAGTTGGTAACTGCCTTAAGTCTTTTCCTGTTAATGGATTACGGTTAGCTTTTCCCATACCATCTTTCTGATATGTTGCCTTGATTGTTCCAGCTCCACCAGTAGACTTAATCATTTTTTCTTTCATTTTTATTCACCACCTTTCGCTTGTTCTATAAATTCTTGCTGTGTTTCCACAGGCATTTGCATAAATTTTATTAAAACATCAGGAGTAGGCTGACCATCTTCACCTACTGCTAATCCGCTTAGTATGCTTAGTATTGAAGCTAGTTCATTTTCCTGTGCTTCGGTCTGTTGTAACATAAACTTAGCAGGAGGGAATCCTAGTTTGTCTAGTAGCTGCCATAATTCTTTTGGTTTTATTGCTCCAAACTGTAGGAGTGCAATTACTTGCTCATACCAGAATGTTTTATCTTTTGGTAGGTTAGCGTTCATCTCAGCTTTGAAGATAAAGTCTGTGTTATAGAACCAATTATCTACATCCTTACCATCTTCCTTATGTGTAGTTCCATCTTTATAAAGAAGTTGGTGCTTATCAAATATTTTATATGCATCTTTGCCCTGCGTATTAGTAGTTATATAAGGTCTTTTCTCATGTGTGAAGCATAAGTCCATGTAGAACATTAACCTATATATCTGTTCGTAGAAATCCATCTTATTTTTATCTTTAGACTGGAATCTACTATCAGTTTGATTTATCTGTAACTGTTTAGCTTTACCACTTCTAGCGGATGGATCGGCTTCACCTCTAAAACTAGGTGTAATTCCTATTGATTTTTCTGCTATAGCTGTTTGGAAATTAACCCACCCTATTTCTTCGTTTGCAGAAGTCTGTATGTCTACAACTCTTATTTGAGCTAGTTTTTCAGGATTGCCCTTAAATACCTTATACGTTTCATTACTTAAAACTTCATTAATACCATTAGGCATTGTTATTACTGTACCAGCAGTAAGCAATTTCTCTTCACCTTTACTAGATGCTTTCTTAACTGACTCCTGCTGATCTTTTATCGTATCAACATCACTACGACCAGGGAACGAAAAATTCATTGGTACATTTTTGCGTACTGCTAGAGGAAGTAATTTCGGTACAGGTATTGGTATCTTAGTTCCCTTTGGTACTATTCTTTCCTCTATGAAGGTTTTTGTTACTTCTCTTATGAATTTTTCGCCTTTTACTGTCTTACCAGTTTTAGGATCGGTAGTTTGCTCTTGCTCAACCTTTTTAACCAAAGTAGTATATGAGATTGGTTCAAGTTCTAACTTTTCATCAATAATCTCATGTGTCATTATCTTTTCTCTTAACTTTTTAGAGCCACATTCGCATTTTTCAGAGCCTTGAGGATTATCTTCTCCGCAATCTCTACATTCCATTACTCTTGGATAGTAGTATTTCGGTTTATCCTCTACTACGGTATTACCTACCCATGTAAATTTTCCTATGTCACCATCTTTATCTATATAAAATGCGATTTTCATAGTAACTAAATCATTAGTTCTACTAGTTGAATTTTGCTCTCCTGGAGTAGTAGCATCTGGAATGTCTAACTGATTAGCTTCTAGGATAGTTTCTGTTTCAGAGTCAACATCGATTCCATAATCTATGAATACTCTTTCTTTAGTAGGAGTAGATATTAAGAAAAAATAATCCATTTTATCTATATCATGTACATTATCTTGAGGAACTACCTGTTTTGGGTGATAGTGAACTAATTCTTTCTCACCTAAGTACTCATGTTGTCCTTTGTTGCTATTCCAAGTAAGTAATTCCATAGCTATACCGAACATGTAAGTATCTCTTTCATTAATATCTGACATCTTATTAATACCAAGATTATTAAAGTCAGAGAATATCTTTTCCTGTATCATCTTAGCTTGATCCTCAAATCCACCCTTCATTGACTTAACAATAGGGTCTGGAGTAGAGGTATTTACTTGAGCTTCTATAAGTTGATAAACAATATTAGGTACATTATTAGTTTTCTGTGGGTCAGTTGAAGATGTAGAATTTATATTAGCGACCGTATTTTTAGTTCCACGGTATAGCTTTTCTTGATAATCATAAGGATTATTATTTCTATCATAAGTAATATCGAATCTCGATTGCCATTTAGACAGTTGATTCATCGAATCATACTTTTTCTCTTCACCATTTATTTTATACTTAGTCTTTTTTATCAT